CGTCGCCGAGGTTCTGACGCGCCGCGACTATTATCGCATCGACTGGCCGCTGCGGACGCGCCGGCGAGAGTTCGGCGTCTATGCCGAGGAGACGCTCGCGGTCTACGCGCCGTTCGGCGTCGGCATCCTCAACAACATCGGCAACGGCTGAAGAAAGGGAGCGGGATGTTTCCGCTCCCGCCCGATCCCGCGCTTTTTGCTCCGACCGCCGAGCCCCCATGTCTCCCTATGACCTCACCAGCCTCGCCGCGCTCAAGGCCTGGCTCGGCCTGCCCCAAGGCGCTTCGCCGAACGACGCGACCCTCGCCGCGTTGATCACCGCGGCGAGCCGCGCGATCTACGCCGCGTTGAGCCGCCCCGCCGTGCTGCCGCAAAGCTATAGCGAGGTTCTCGACGCCGAGGGCCAGCGCGTGTTCCTGCGGCATTGGCCAGTGGTGCGCGTGACATCCGTGACGCTGGACGGCCAGGCGATCCCGCAAGCGGGGGCGACGAGCGCGCCGCCGGCGCACGGCTACCTCTTGCGGCCGGACGACGTCGCGCCGCCGGGGCGTCCGCAGTCGCTCGACATCTTCGGCCGGCGCGCGGCGACGCGGCGGCAGAGCCTTGTTGTCGATTACGTCGCCGGCTACGCCGTGCAAGGCGAAGCGCAGACCGCGCCCGCCGCGGCGCCGTGGACGATCGCCGCGCTCGCGCCCTACGGCCCGTGGGCGACCGATCTCGGCGTCGCCTACGCCGCGACAGGGGCCGCACTGACGGCCGTTCCCTCCTCGCCGACGGCGGGCGAATATGCGCTCGCCGGCGGGGCCTACGCATTCAGCGCCGCGGACGCCGGCGCGGCGCTTTCAATCTCCTACGGTTACGTTCCCCAAGACCTTGCGCAAGCGGCGCTCGAACTTGCCGCCGAGCGATTCCGCGCCGCTGATCGGATCGGACTGCGCTCGAAATCCTTGGGCGGCCAGGAGACGATCGCCTATGACATGTCGGCGGTTTCAGCCCCCGCGCTTGCGTTGCTGCAACCCTATCGGCGCGTGGCCGTTTGATGCCCGGCGCGTCGATCGACGGCTTGGAATCGCTTGAGGCCCGGCTTGACTCGCTGCCCGCCGCTTTGGGCGCCGCTCTCATGGCGAAAGCGCAGACGCTCGCCGATGCGCTCGCCGACAAGATCAGGAGCGACAAACTTTCCGGCCAGATTTTGAACGTTCGCTCCGGGGCGCTGCGCGCCTCGATCGAGGCGAGCGTCGCGTCGGACGGCGATGGGATCTCAGCGACGGTCGGCTCGGTCGGCGACGTCAAATACGCCGCCATTCAGGAATATGGCGGCAAGACCGCCGCCCACGAAATCCTGCCGGCGAAAGCGCAGGCCCTCGCCTTCTTGGAAGGGGGCGCGCTGCGCTTCGCGCATAGGGTCGAGCACCCCGGCTCGATCATTCCCGAGCGCTCCTACCTGCGCTCGAGCCTCGAGGAGATGAGCGCCGGCATCCTCGCCGCGCTCGAGGCGGCTGCGCAGCAAGCCTGGGAGCAGACATGAGTCGCGAGGCCGCCTTTTCCGCCCTGTTCGCGGCCGCGTCGAGCGCCTACCCCTGGGGTCTCGCGTCACGGCGCATGAAGCTGTGGAGCGAAATTCCCGCCGCGCTGCGACCCGCCCTGTTCCAGTTAGAGAGCGGCGCCGAGACCTATCAATGGTCCTCTCCGGCCACGCCGAGGCGCACGCTGGAGGCCAAGCTATTTCTCTACTTCGACGCGCGCGATCCGATGACGCCAGGCGCGAGCGCGATCAACGCGGCGCTCGACGCGCTGGACGCAGCGCTCGCGCCGAGCAGCGGCGACGTCGCGCTTGGACGCCAGACGCTCGGCGGCGCCGTCTACGATTGCAAGATCGCCGGCGTGCCGGTGCGCGACCCCGGCGACCTCGACGGCGATGGGCTGGCGGTCGTGAGCGTCAGGCTGGTGACGCCGTGAGGAGCGACGATGAGCACCGCAGAACTGCACAAGCGCCGGGAACAACATGCGGCGAGATGTGCGATCGCCTCCAACGTGACCTTCGGAACCGGGAGCCTTCATCGACGGGCTGACGGTCAACGATGCAACCTCGCTTCGAAAAGCGCGGCGAGCATAAAACGAAGGCGAGAGCCGCTGCTGCGAGGCCGTGCGACGCCTTGCCCTTTGGCGAGCGAGGGGGACGCAGCGCTGAAAGTATACGATCGAAGCGGTGCGCTCAGCGCCGTGGCGCGAAGAGATGGATCGGTTCCCAGCGTCCGCACCGGATGCGATGTTTCTCCACTGCGACTTCCTTGCCGAAGAGCAGCGCGAAGCGCGGCGACGATCATCGAAGCATCCCGTTGGATCATTTCTCGATCCGACTCGACGACAAACGCCCCAACTAGTTGAATCTTTTCGCCCTGGTCGAGCGCGATCGGACGGTTTGCCCCTCACTCTGACGCTTCGCAGCGGTGGTGGCGCCGACCGCCCAGCCGTCGTCGCGCGCTCGTCTTCGCTCAAGGAACATCCCCATGTTGCAACAAGGCCAGCAGACGCCGCTGCCGGCGAGCCTTTTCGCGCGCCTTACGCAGGCCGCGCGCTACGCGATCACCGGCGTCTCGCCAGAGACTTGGTTCGGCCCGCAGCAGCCGCTGGGGCCCCAGGCGCCGCCGGACGTCAAGGGCCGTCAGTGGGACTATCCGTTCGGCGTCAACCTCTCCTATGTCCCGCGCTCCACAGGGGGAATATCGTTCGCCGAACTGCGCGCCCTCGCCGATGCGCTGCCGCTGCTTCGCGCCGTCATCGAGACGCGTAAGGATCAGATCGCGGGCCTCAGCTATTCCGTGCGGACGCGCGATCCCTCGCGGGCCGGCGGCGCGCAGGCGTCGATCGCCGCCACGCTCGCCTTTCTCGCCCGGCCTGACCGGCGCCACGCCTTCGGCGCCTGGCTGCGCATGCTGCTCGAAGACATGCTCGTCATCGACGCGGCCACCATCTATCCGCGCTTCGATCGCGGCGGCCGGCTTTACTCGCTCGACGTGATCGACGGCGCGACGATCACGCCGCTGATCGGCGAGGACGGCCGCTCGCCCGAACCGCCCGACCCGGCCTATCAGCAGATCCTGCACGGCGTGCCGGCGGCGGATTTTTCGAGCGACGAGCTCATGTATCTGCCCCGCAACGCGCGCGCCCACAAGCTTTACGGCTTCAGCCCGGTCGAGCAGATCGCGCTGACGGTGAACATCGCGCTGAGGCGCGATGCGGCGACGCTGGACTATTACCGGGCGGGCTCCGTGCCCGACGCCTTCGCGACGCTGCCCAAGGAGTGGACGGTCGATCAGATCCGCTCCTTCCAGGACTATTTCGATGCGTTGATGTCGGGCAGTTCGGCGCGACGGCGCATGGTCAAATTCATGCCGAGCGACTTCCGCCTCATCGAGGCGCGCCAGCCGCCACTGAAGGACCAGTACGACGAATGGCTCGCGCGGGTGATCTGCTACGCGTTCTCCGTGCCGGCCTCCGCCTTCGTCTCGCAGGTCAATCGCGCGACCTCCGAGACGCTGCGCATGCAGGCGACGCAAGAAGGGCTGGTGCCGCTCAAGGCCTGGATCAAGAGCGCCCTCGACGACGTCATCCAGGTCCATCTCGGCGAGCCCGATCTCGAATTCGTCTGGGTCGGCGACGACGCCGTCGACCCGCTGCAGCAGGCCCAGACGCTCAACATTCTGGTCGGGGCCGGCATCAAGACGCGCCAGGAGGCGCGGGCGGATCTCGGGCTCGCGCCGGAAGACGGTAAAGTCGACGGGCTGGGGAAATTCAATCCGCACCACGACGAACGCGGACAGTTCGCGACGGCGGACGGGGCGGGCGGCCGCGGCGTTGCGCAACTCGGAACTGTCCAGGTCGCAGGCAATGCGGAGGCGGCGCCAGGCGCTCCTGTGTGAGTGAGTGCCAGCGATGCGGACGTATCTCTTTTTTCGAGTTCCGATAGGTCAACTTGTCGCGCGCGATGCAGCGATTTGGCGTTGCAGACGGTCGATTTCGAAATCGGCTTTCAACGGTGCATATTGGCCTGCAAGTCCGATGGGACTTCTGGGTTTCCCGAGTTGGACGGGCATTTCGCTAGAACACACGGGTCGCTCGCCGGGAGGTCTTTATGGACGGGGATGCGGCAACCTCGATGGAATCGCCCACTGTATGAAGAACAACCTATCCGGGGCGGAATTCGCCGGCCTTGTTGGCCTTATCGGCAAGTCCATGAGGGAGTTGATCGACATCTCGAGGTCGCTGCACCAAACGTTCCCCGATATCGTTCCCCAAGAACTCAAACCCTCCCCCTGATCCGTCCTTCGTGGGTCGCCGCCGGCCAACCGGTGCGACAAGCAAGCGGCGCGCAGC